CGCATCGAAGGTAACACGTCGTGCAGTAGAATAGCTTCACGTAGTTCGTTCTGTACGCCGACTAAGTTTTCATAGGGGACGTTAGCCTTGTGTAGCGCTGGTGCAACTACGTTACCGATGTATCGGTCGACGGTCTCGTTCCATGTCTCACGTCGGCCTAGCTCAGGTAGCCAACGAGCATAACGTGAAGCGTGAATGAATGACTGGTAGTCTGTTGGGAGAGCAACATTATTATATATCATTTGGGTCTTTTCCTTCGAGTAAGTTAATACGCATCTCGCAGTAGCGGATAGCTTTCTTGAGGTCGGTAATCTCCGACTCTATTGATGTTTGATTTTCATAGATCTTCGAGCCAGCTCTCATCACGTACTTGACTATGTTTCCGACGTGAAAAGGCAGATGGTTTTGCATGATGAAAACGATCGGCTCTATGGTGTACTGAGCGTAGTGATCTGGTCTATACACCACGTCCTCATTGTCGTCCTTAGGGTTTGACATCTTGAGTATACCCTCGCTGCTTCAGAATACGAGCGACGTTCTGTATCCGGTATCCAACAAGGTCAGCTATCGTCTGCCAGCTGTTACCTTCTTCGTGTAAGTCGACAATCTTCTGGCACCTAGCTTCAGTCGCAAGATCTCGAGGATACAGTCGAGCCTTCGAAGGTTTACCATAGTAGACGTTCTTCTCATGCATCCAGCTGTTACGCTTATGACCGGTATGCTTTGCCATCTCTTTGTCTTCGGCTTTGCACATCTTCACGTAGTCGTCCCAGTGCTTCAGTATCCAATGTTCCATCATTGGTGGACTTTGGTATCGTCTGATTGTTCCTCTCATTTCTTTGGCTCCCATAATTTAACAATCTGTTTCTTTTCGTCCCAGTCAGACCAACGCAGTATTCTTGCTAGTCGTGCCTGAGACAGTGCATGGTTTTCTGATAGGCTCTTGGATGCGTATGCCTTGACCACGAGTGACCAGTCAGGACGGCTACCTAGGATCTTCTCAGCGGTCTTCTCACCGACTGAGGGACATCCTGAGTAACCGTCCGTGGCATCACCCATCAACGCTTGTTTGAAGAAGAACCGGTCAGCCTCAGCCTCGGATATATCGAGATACTCCTGAGACATCGGTCTGTAGAGCTTCGCAGGGACTGACTTCAGATCCTTATCATCGCTCACCATGATGACATTGTGATTAGGGGCAGACCCACAGATGCCCAAGACATCGTCAGCCTCGAGCATTGGCGCCTGTACCCACCGGTAGGTATTCTTGATCCAGTCTTTCATGGCCTTGTAGCCGACTGGCTTTCTGACCTTCTTGCGACCGCCTTTGTACGTCGGCTCGATCTCATGTCTGAAGTTGTGTTTGTCTGACAGCGCAATGATAAAGTTGCCACTGTCCAGCTCATCACAGATCTGATCGATGAAGGTCTGGAAGATCTTCTTAGCTTCCTTGAGATCAGTCATCAGTGACCAGATGTCGTCACCCCAGTCGATCTCCTCTTCAGCAGCTGCACACGCTCGGTACAGGTACAAGTCACCATCAATTAGTAAAACCGCTTGGGGGCTTGGTGCCTTCCCCAATAATTTGCTTAAGTACATAATCTAGCTCTCTCTTTGCCTCCATGCCCACCTCGGTGATCGCCCATCGATCTCCCCAAGTGTCCTCAGCAATGTTTGTTGTTATGAAGTTTTCCGAGGCGCATAACGCCACGTAGAATGCACCGTCTCGAGCGAACTGAGATTTAACCTTAAAAGGTTTTCTCCAAGCTCGATCGAGGGTGATGTAAGTAGACACGAAACTCTCGAGCTGCTCCGTCACCTCAGTGGGTAGAAGCCCAAGTGCTTCCCACGGAATATTCTGCTCCGATGGGGATTTTAACTTTGAGAGTTTCTCCTGCTTCTCTCGCCATTCTTGTAGCGATATTACCGACGCCATTAGCTATTTCCTTATTCTTACAGGCAACTTGAATCTCGTCGTGTATCCAGCCCACGATGTAAGCTTGGTCTGATCCAAATTGCAGATTGATTTGTTGGTCACACAAGGCGACCCATTGCTTGCATATGATTGCCCCTGCTGATTGCAGCAGCTGTGAGAGCAACTTGTGTTCAGACCTGACGTACAACTTACGTCCGTCGAGTCCGACCAAGTAGCCACGCTCATATGCTTTTCTTAGGTTTGCTATAAGCATTCCAAAGGCTGGTATGTTTTTATTGAAGTCAGCTTTAAGCTTCTTACCCAGCTTAGCATTACCACCGGCAATCTTGCCGATCATCTGGTCGCCACCACCATACATCGTCGCATAGATAAAGGTCTTAGCTTGGTCTCTTGTCTTTAGACCAGCAGCCTTTTGGTTGTAGGTATGGATGTCGCCCTCGAGGATCTGCTTGGCATACTCACCACCATCGTTAAGGTAATTAGCAAGACATCTAAGCTCGAGGCCACTGAGGTCAGATCCCAATAGACACCAGCCCTCTGGCACCGTGAATAACTCACGACATTCCTTGCCAAACTCAAGACCGACTTTTGGTACCTGAGCTAGGTTTGGGTTTCTATGGCTGGCACGTCCTGAGACGGTTCCTGAAGGCACTATTGTGTGACGGATACGTCCATCATCATCAACCTTCTTTAGCCAGCCCTGAGCGCCCTCAGACAGCTGTCCGATACGCTTTTGAAGCATGAAGTATCTAGCCAGCTTTTGAGCCTCTGGATAGTCTAAGTTTCCTAAGACAGTCTCGTCGATCTGAGCGTGACCACCGTCGGTAAACTTCTTTGGTTTCCAGTTGTATTTAGACCGGAGACACAGCTCGATGTGACGTCGGCTGCTGGGGTTAAAGTGGATTGTCTTTTTCTTCTCAAATGGTTCATCTTTGACATACCCGAGCGTCTTGTTGTTACGCTTAGGTATGAACGTCTCGGTGACTTCCCACGGTTCGAACAGCTCGTCTAACCCCTGCTCAATCTCGGCTCGTTCCTGAGCCAGCTGACCGTACAAAACCTGAGCCTTGTACTTATCGAATGTCCAGCCGTTGTTACCTATGCGGTCACATATGACAGCCATCAGATGTTCGAGGTCGATCGATTGCTGACTAAACTCAGCTGACATCAGCTTCTTATAGAGTGCCTGAGTAACCTCGGTGTCTTGGATACAGTAGTCGAGCATCTCTTGTGAGTACTCTTCCCAGCCACCGTCGTAGTCACCTTTGAGGTTCTTTAGTCTTAGACCCCATGCCCTGAGGCTATGGGAGCCTACAAGCTTACGAGGGAAGCTCTCAGGGTCTTTTCGATACTTGATGGTGTCCTTCTCAGCTAGCGTCGTTGCTATTAATCTAGAGAGTACAAGTGTGTCTGTAATCCGACCGACTATCTCGAAGTCAGGATACAGCTTTTGGATCGCTGGTATATCAAACGCTACGATGTTGTGACCTATCACCTCTTCAGCATTCATGAGTAAGAACAGGCCGTCCTTAATCTTGTCGCCGTCGTAGGTTTTCACTTCATTGGTATCTGCATTTCGTAAAACTAAGCAGTGTAGTTTTGTCATCTGTTTGAGTAGACCATCCGACTCCAAGTCGAAGATCCATCTGGTCATCTATTGTCGCCAGATCCAGACAGCTTGTTGCGCTCCTGACGAAGCTTTAGTTTCTCGAGGTTCATATGTGCCAGCTCATTGAGACTGACACCTAGGTCTCTCGATAGAGCAGCCACGTACCATAAGACGTCGCCAAGCTCGAATATGATGTCAGCTCTCTGGGCGTCCGTGAGCTTCTCAGATCCATCGAACCGGATGTCTTGATCACGGATCATCTTCTTGATTTTATCGCAGACCTCTCCAGCCTCACTGGCTAGACCAAGCGCTGGATAGATGACCTTCCATTTGTAGATCATAGTGGCTGCTGCATCTGCTTGGTACTCATTGAGACTAAGCGGATAAGGATAGTTCTCTGGTTTAGGTGTCATATTGCTCTCCTTTCGTTCTTTTGCTCGATTTCTTTCAGACTGGTTGAAGGGACGTATCGCCATGTCAGAACTCCAGATCTGAGAAGTCTTCGTCGACTTCGATTAAACGACCGGCTTTACGGTCATACTTTAAGACACCAGCTGCTCCGACTTCGCCGGTGTGTCTGTTCTTAAGAATGCTGAGGTATCTCTTGCCACTGGTAGGATCGTCAGGATCTACCTGTATGCCAATGCATGTATCTGATAGCTGGGCTATCGAGTGAGACCCTCGGAGTTGACTCAAAGATACTGAGGCACCGCCCTCATGGCCTCGATCGCCTTGGGGACGCCGTAGGTGAGACACAACGATGAGACAGATCTCTAGCTCTTGGACGAGTGTCCGGAGCGTCGTCATTATGTCATCTACATATCGTCGCTCATCAGCTA